AAAATGGACTGCACATGCCCTAGGTGCGGGTTTGAGTTTGACAATAAAAACGCCTGATTGTGCGTGGAATCTGGCCGACCTAGCCGCGGTGCCGCAAAACGGCATCAAGGTTATGTCAACCTTTGCTTGTGGCGGTGGCTCCAGCATGGGTTACAAGCTCGCCGGGTGTGAAGTGATAGCGGCAAACGACATTGACCCCGAGATGGCTTGGCACTACAAGCTGAACATCAAGCCCAAGCATTACTACCTGTGCCCGATTCGTGACCTGTTGACCGCCGACCTCCCGCCTGAGCTGTTCAAGCTGGACATTCTGGACGGCTCGCCGCCTTGCAGCACCTTTAGCATGGCGGGCAGCCGCGAGAAGGCATGGGGTAAGGAAAAGCACTTCAGAGAAGGCCAGGCTAAGCAAGTTCTTTCTGACCTGTTCTTTGACTACCTCGACCTGGTGGAGCGGTTGCGGCCTAAAGTTGCCATTGCTGAAAACGTCAAGGGCATGATTATTGGTAACGCTAAAGGCTACACGAAGCTGGTCATGGCACGCTTCAAGGAGATCGGATATCGGCCGCAGCTTTTCTTGCTGAATGGAGCCGACTGTGGAGTACCACAGCGCAGGGAGCGAGTGTTCTTCTGTGCGGTGCGGGATGACATCGAGGCACGGCCGTTGAAGCTGGTGCCAACGCACAGGTGGATTTCAGCGGGAGAAGCTACGGCGGATTTGCAGGTAATAACTCAATCAGAGATACTCGACACCGTGATGACAGGAGTCGACAAGGCGTGGCAACATACAGAAAAAGGAGGTTGCTATGCCGACTACTACAAGCGAGCAGAAGGAAGGAACAACGCCTTCTCACACCAAAAACTTAGCGACAAGGAACCCGCGCCGACATTAACGGCTACGACGGCTAACTTCAAACACCACTCGATCCCAAGGAAACTAACATTCCGCGAATGGAAACGCCTCGGCAGTTTCCCTGACGACTACCACGCCAAAACCGACAAGATCGGGAAATACATGATCGGCATGAGTGTGCCACCAAAAATGACCGAAGTTGTGGCTCGTGCCGTGATTAACCAATGGCTTTTGCCGAATCGGGAATCTTTTAAAGAAACCCCTTAAAAATTGACACCAACCCCGCCGGTAACGTCCCCGTTTAACGGGTTCCAGCCGCCAGTTATTTTTAAATTCCCAATATTCAAAACGCTTGCTACATTCTTTTTATCGTCTATGGCGATACTTACGCCTCTCAATATCCCGTTACTGTCGTTTATGCGCGCCTGAACCTCTTGAGCCGCAACAGGTGGCAACGATTGAACGCCCGCGCCAACAACTGCCGCTAAATGATCCGCTTTCGACAAATCACCCTTTAAAAGACCGAAATCCTTTGAAACCTGATATATAATCTGTCCTATTTCAATAACTCGCCGAATATGGGCCGGCACCAAAAGCCACAAAATTACATTTTTTAATAACGTGAAGAACATGCGGTAGTACCTCCTGATAATAAATATTGCGCCGATTGCAATAGCCCCGTACTCAATTATAGAAAAAAATAGCTCCATCTTTGTCAAGCCGGAACCCCCTTCATGAATAATTTGGCTTCTGCACTCCGCCGTTTAACCAACCCCGGTAAAACCTTACCGCCGCCCCTGTTCCATTTAGCGAATTCTAGCGCTGCCGAGGCTAGCTTGCCTTCGTTAACACATTTTAATAGGGTTGAGTTTGCTAGTGCACCTAATCCGCAATTATAGGCAAACGATACTAATGCCGAAAATTGACCATCGGTCATTTTTTTCTTTAAAAGTGATTTGACGCCTATAGCAAACCGATTGATATCGGATTCAAATAGTTTGTCTGCGTGCGCGTTTGTTATCGTCAGGCCAATCGTAACTTCTGACCCCGTGTGCCCATAACCAATTGTCGGTTTCCCTGCTGGGCATAGATAGGCAGTGAGCCTGAGCCCCTCGTAGGATTTTATTAAAGATATTCCTTCGGCAGTCAGTTTCATGATAAACCCCTTAGATTTTTTTGATTATCAGCCCAACAAAACCGCTAGCGATTAGGCTAGATATCCCCATAATTAACGCAACTTTTACACCCAACCCCGTCATCTCGTCCAGTTTCAGTCTGACAAATTGCCTAAAATCCCGTGCCTCTTTTTGGTTTTCTTCTAGTGCCGCCAATCGGAGATCATGCCGAATTTGAGTATCATGGATATGATCGACCTTCATCCGGATATCCTGCGATAGCGTAATTTGCTTGGTCATATCTATTAATGCCGATTCTATGCGTTCGGATTCGGGTTTAGGTTTAGGTTGCATAGGTAATAAAAAGAAATCCTCGATTAAATGAGGTAGAATCAAAATTAGTGCTATCAAATACACCGCTAATCACTCGAACAAGCTGAACATTAGTACTGTCAATTGTTCCTGTGCCGCCGCCTATTGCGCCACCGGTAGTGACACTTTCAAGAGCAAAATATTGCGCTCCATCATCATGCAATATCATCGCCCTTATGGCTCTTATTTTTAAATAGTTTGATGATAGCCCATGCGCAACATTAACTGCGTTTGTGCTATCCATATTCCAGTCTCCAATCTGAATAATTTTGCATTTTAGCGTAGTCCCGTTTGCCCCGGCGTCAATTCCGCCCGTGGCGGTCAGCGTAGATGCCAGCTCAACCTTCCCATCTGTTTTAACTGTAAGCGCGATTGTTGGCGCGGTGTCCGTCGTGACGTCTCGAACTGCGATGAAAAATTCCGATTTTGTATTACCTGAGTCCAATACTGTTTTACTGCCAATTATGACAGGCGGTTTAGTCGACCCATTAGACCAACCGAAACCAAGTTGGCAATGACCCCCAGTTGAACCCCCACCCTCTATAAAAGCGTCAACGCTACTTCCGAGAGTAGCCGATGACTGACCCTCAATTTCAAATTTAGCAAGGCCTGTTGTTTTTCCGAGGTACAATGATCCGCCCGTCAGTAGTCGCATAAGCTCTACTGCATCGTGACCAAAAACTATATCTGCGGTATTTGAGACAGCGCCGGCTGGTGTCACCGCCGCTATAAAGGCATCGCCGCCGGATTTTGCAATCCTGAGCCGAAGTGCGGCAAATGGAAGCGTGGCTGTAGTGTTTGTATTTATCAGGGATAGAATATTTATGTTGTTATTACCAGCCTCATTCGGCGTATATTCTGTCGAATCATTCACAGTGAATGTGTTGAGGTCGACAGTTCCGGAGACCACAATTGATGTTTGCGTCCCCAGCCCTGTAATCCCCGTATAAGCGCCCGTGAGTCGTCCGGACGGCAACGTGCCCGCGCTTTGGTTGTCTGAGTTTTGGTAATATGAGCCCGTCTGATCGTCTAAAAAATCAGCATTCAGATTCGCGACTTTCGTAGTCGATGCGATAGAGAACGGCGCGGTGCCGGTTATTAAAGTAGAGGTGATTTGACCGGAAAAATTCCCCAAAACTGAATAGGTGTTGGAAAATCTATAGCTAGAACTACCTGCTGCAATTGTATTGTTGATCCCGTTCCCTGTGGCGTCGACAGGTAGCAATGCGTTTCCATAATTCACGTTCCTCCAATTGCCCATCGCGACCGAGGCTAGTACAGGGTCCCCTACTACTATTACTGTGAATGCCATTTCTTAGCCCCCCTCAAACAATTTTTTCGCACCGAACAATCATACTCCAGGTTTCAATGTTTTTGATAACGCTAATTACCATCCACTCAGTGCCGAGGATGTTTATTGGCCCAATCAAATCAGCCCACTCTTGCCCATCGTCCCACGTGTTGCCATCATCATACCTAATAAAGTTCAACGGCTCTATATTCCCGTAAATCCGGATCGTGACGCGGTCCTTGGGTTTAATCTGGTTGACCATAAATCGGGTTGTGAATTCGATCACCGGTTTGTTTGTTTCCCAGTACGCGAGCAGCGAATCTAAAATTACCTGTTTGTCTCCGTCTGAGTATTTTGAGAGGTCCATTATTTGTGGATCGCTCAAATATTTACGCAACAAAACCGCGTTAGAAGAAATGGCGTCAATAGCGCTATCCTGCGCTTTCCAAAACACCCGCACCCGGTCGGCCCCTTCGTCGTCATAAAACCCAATAGACAAAATATCGGCTTGAGGATCGCCTAGTCCGGTAAACGTCCAAACGCTCGACGCGCTAGGATCTCGAGACGCAAACGACCAGGCGCTTGCAATCAACATCGGAACCGAATTGGATTGATAGGCGAGATCTTGAATTATTTCCCAATACGTTCCCTCTAATAGTGAGGTATCCTGTATAGTCGGGTTCGTTTCTGGGTTTGGCGCAATATACGGTATGAAATCGGTTATTTTTGACTGGTTCATTATTAAAGTGATAATTTGGCTCACGGTTTTTGAGCCGGTCATTGCCAGGTCGGAGATCGGGAACCGCTGCAAAATAGTTTGTAAACTCAAAACCGTCACATTGGCAACCTGATCCGGGCTTATTGTCACCGAATTGACTACACCTCGAAACGTTTCCTCAACGCCCACTTCGTTGCCGTCCTCGTCTAGGTATCCGGTGTCTATTTTTAATAGGGTGTATTTCCGGTTTAGATAGGTAGAGTCAGGGTAAAATAGGGAGTGTTGCCAGGTCTCAATATTCCAGTGACCCTCCGAGTTATCAAAAATCAATTGTATCTCTGACGCCTCAAAGCGGCTTATTTGTCCGGGCTGTGCGTCAATTAGAATTGATGCCGAACCAAAATCAAAAACCCTATTAATGCCCCGATAAAAGTCAACCCGTAGCCAGCTGCCTTCATACGCGCCATTTACTAGACGACGTTTTATATATACCCGCCTAATTGGCCTATGGAAATCCGATTTAATTAGCTGGGCGAGGGTATAGGTCACGACTCGTGAACTTCCATCCGGATTTGCACACCTAAGCCTAATAAATTTGATTTCAATTTTGGCTCAAATGAGTTTACCCAATTTACATAATACATGTCCGCTACTCTAAAACCGCGCTCAACGTTGCTTACGCCTCCGCCTGGGTAAATATAGAACGGTCTCCCCGCATCTTTTAGCGTCTGAAATAACGTCACGTCGGTATCGCTAGCGTCAGAAAACAGAATATCTGCCTGATATTTTTTTCCGAATAGGACTAGCAAGCTGCCGCCGGTTGAGCCAATATGCTCAATCGATTTATCCTGAATTATTAAATCAATTGAGGTAGGGTCCGTCTCAACCGTTCCAAGTTCAACAAAGGCCCTCAGCTCGGCTATAAATTTTTGAACATTTGCGACCTGTGTCGTATTCATCGTTAGCCGCAACCCTACCGTAGTCGTGACACTATTGAATTCGTAATAGTTTGAGCTGGCGGTATTGTTTGACCAAGATATTGGGGTGCTGAAATCCACATAAGCGGCCCCGCTCCAGTATTTCAACGACCCCGCCTTTATATTGTGACCCCCAACAAATAAACGGTTAAAAGTCCTGGCAACTGAAAACGTGATATCCCACACCTCCGGCGTCGCGTCGTTTGATCCAATAGACGTTAATTTGCTTGTCATATCGTTGTCGAATACGTTTGAAGCTAAAGTTTCATCCGCACTTGTACACGCAAAAACAGAGTCAGAATCGATATAGTTTTTATCAAAAAATTTTAGTGTTCCAGCCATTAACGACTCCTATCTGATAATTGCCCTGTTCGTTTCAATTCATCCGCTTTTCTGAAAATTCCTTTAGTCAAAATTGTCATCCCGTCGGCGTGTAAATAAACGTCCATAGTGCCGCCGCCCATACCGCCTAATGCCTCACGGCCACGGCGTGAATTAAGCGGAATCACGGCCTCACTTGAGCCTCCCTCGCCGATTGTCGCTTGAACGCCTCCAGGCCTAGCCGTAACCACGCCGCCCTCTGCTAGTTGAATGGAATTTACCGTTGAATGTACGGCTGCCACTGCTGCGCCTATTAATGCGGTCTGGACGGCTGCCGCTATTAATGAGCCCCCAAATGTCCATAACGCATTTGCCCACGCAAAACTCCAGGCCTGTGATATTTGGCCTGCTGCCCAGATGTCAACCTGCGCCAAAACTTGTCGTTTTAGGATATCCAAACCGCCTTTTGCCACCTGTTTTTCTATTGATAATTTTTGATCGGCGTTATCTCCAAGAAATGCAACAAAATCGTTGGCCAACCCCTCACGATTGGCTTTCTCGTCCTCAGATATTTTTTTGACAGCCTTAGCTTGATCGTCCATTGCGTCGAATCGCAACTTGTCCGTAAATGTCTGAATAGCGAGGGTTTTTTCTGCCTGTTCAAGATCTTGAGCTGTACGAATTTTATTTTCTTCAACTTGCAACATTAGGACGATATCTTTGTGCTTGGCGTAGTCTGATTGCAATTTATTTATATAGTTAAGTTGGGCGTTATAATTTTCTTCCCCCCCAAAAATCATAGAATCGACCATTATTTTGGAATTGCTTTGTATTTTATCAAAAAGCTTTTTATGCTCTTGCGCTTGGCGTTCTAACGATTCTTTTTTAGCTGCTTCAGTAGTAGCGTTTGCGGTTTTGTCATCTTCAATAATTTGAGTATTTGTATCAGAGTTGCTTTGCTTTTTTGATTTCGCGTACTCTGCATCAATTAGTTTTTTTTGAGCAACTGAATCTTTTCTTATTTTTAAAATTTCTTCTTCTAAAGAAAATTCTTCTTTTTTCTGTTTCGCCCGCTCTTGTGTCCCCCAGTTCAAATATTCTTTAACCCCACTTATGAGGCCCGAATATAGTTTGGCTTGAAAATCGATATAGGATGTTGCTAATTGAGAAAACGCCGAAATATAGATTGAGGGGTTTAATGGATCAAGCAATTTCTGTTTTATAAGTAGGCCCGAAATCCTGGCGTTCGCCTCCATATCTATAAGCCCAAATTTAAAAGCCCTTACAAGCGGTACTGGATCGATCTTGTCAAAAAATCCCATCACTTCCCTGGACAATTCGATTATTTTTTTAGTCACCTCTGTTGCAATAGGTAGCAAAACCTTGCCCATAGATTCTTGGACCTTTTCGACGGCATTTCCTAACTGTTTAAATGGGTCCGCTATTGCAACGGCTGAGCCGCCAAATTCTGACGCTAGCTCTTTAAGAATAATTTTCTGTGCGCCCATCTTGTTGCCAGATTCCGACATGGCCTTGATCTGCTCTTTTTGCTGGTCGGTAAATGTAACACCGGCTCTTGTTAGTTTAGAAAGCCCCTCTGCTGGGTCATTCATCGCCTTTCCGACGAGCATTGCTGAGCTCTTTAAATCTGTCCCCAGGGCTGCAGACATATCCAATACAGCCTCTGTTGTTTTTGGAAAAACATCTTTTCCGATACCTTTGAACGTTAGTAATAGATTTTCAGCGCTTTGAATAGCCTCATCATCATAGGACGTCATTAAAGATAATGAGTCGGCTAATTTCGCAACAGACTCAGCAGTTACCCCTGCAACGCCGCCAGTAGATTTTATGACGGCTTCTGTCTGAGCCATAACCTGCCGCGATTCCTCGGCCGCTCTAATAGATGCCACGATCCCCTGCGTCAGATAGTCCATCGCGGCAGATCCGGCACTCCTCAACGAGTTGAACGGATTGATAGCGCTTAAAACAGTGCTCCCAAGCGATTTTAATCCTGAGCTCGCCTGGTCGATTAAACTATAGACAACTGAGACTTTTTCTTCAGCCATTTAATGCAATCCTTTGAAGAGAAAACTTTTGCGCTTCTGAAAATTCACCGCGACGCATTCGATAGTTTAAAACAGTAATTAAAAATAAAACCCATCTCCAAAACTTTTCACGATCATCAATTATTGTTTTGATATAGGCAAAAGTTGGCGATTTATCGTTTAGAAAAAAAGTATAAATTTTGACAATTTGAGGTAATAATAATTTCATCGGCGCTTCATAGTGGCCGCTTGTTTTTTGGCCTGCGTATTGTCAAAATTTATACCCTGGGTCATAACGAACGAATTGAACATTTGCGCGTCTAGATCAGAATAACCTCCACCCGGAAACGCGCACTCAATCGGCGTTTTCCCGTACCGTTTAGCCTGGAAATCAAAAAATATAGCTTCGTCTCGCGTTAGGCTCATAGGGGCCCTGAAAAAGTTCAACGAAAGCTCTAAAATCGAGTTTATCACAAACGTACATTCAACGAGGTTTGTTTCGGTTTTCATATAGTGATCCGCATCAAACGCTTTCCCGTCACACAATACAACGCCACGAGATAAGATCTTCTTCATAAATTCAATTTGCTTCTGATAATCCGATTCTGTGCCCAATTTCTGTGCGTCGCCTATAATTTGCTCGTACATCGTTTTAGGCGATTTAGCTTGAAAAAATTGAATAGGCAAACCGCCCTCACCGAAAAAATCGAGAGCGGTTAATTGTTTGATTTTAAATTCTTTTCCGAATAATTTTATCGTTTTAGGCATAGGTTGCGGTAGCGTCCACAATCCTAAACTCAGCTTGAACAACGGCACTACTAGATCCTGTAGTTGCCCCACCATAAGAGCAGTCAAACGCCAATCCCATTGTAAGCCGATCATTTTCAAACGGTGTGCTCGTCTCCGGTGATAGCTGCGCTTTAGGTATTTCAATCTCAACTTTATACGGAACTGCCCCGCCAGCAAATTCGTTCGAGGTGACGGTTAGAAGGTGGTCATAAAGTGTGTGTGCGTGTGCCGCTACGCCAAATTGTCTATCAGCGTCAATATCGCAATTAAGCATTGTGTTCGGGATAGTATTGAAAACAGGATTATTAATAAAACGTGACCCTGTTTTAAAATTCTCCAGTTCATACCCTAGGTCCAGTGAGAAATCAATTGAATTGCACGGCTGGTCAAACGCCGATGCATCCGCAGGGTCAATATTCAAAACCGTCATTCCAAAACTTCCTGGGATTGCAGTCGGGTAGGTAAACGAGCTAATTCTAGCAACGTTTTCTGTATAAGTTTTTCCAACGCCGTCTAGTGTAACAACAATTTGCCCTTGATTATCGAAAACAAATTTTATAGAGCTGAACACGCAACCTTCAAATTGCTCGGCCGTGTCGCCGCCTTTGGCAACCTGCATAGTGAACGATTTTCCAACACGTAGCCCCGTAATCGGCACTAACCATGTGTGAGTGTACGTGGAACTCGCACCCGCTGAATCGGCAGAGGTTCCCAATAATAAATTCAGTAGTAACCCAATCAGAGTAAACGGTAAATTTAATTGTAGGCTGAATTTTACGGTTTGCCGTCCAATATTTGGTAGTTGTTTAACTCGACTACTAATCACGTTTGAATTCTCAATATTTAAATCAACCGTCTCAAATGTTGACCCGGGCAACGCTGGCAATAAAGTCATGCTGTTCGTGACTGCCGTTCCCCACGTTGTTTCTTTTTGAATCCGAACGTATCCATCTTGTCCTAATCCTGAAACCGCCATTTATTCGCCCCCCTGTTTGACTTTTTTTTCTGTTACTAATTCCCAATCGTCGTGCCCAATAAGCTCGTCAAATGCAACTGGTAAAACCGAAACCTCATCGCCTTTGTTGACGTACCCATTGAATCCGGGGCACTGTAAAAAAATAGGGTAGACCCCAATATATCTGATTTTTTTCATCTCCATTTAACGTCCTCCTAAAAAGAAACTTTTTGTTTTGATTAACACTACAATACGCACTTCAATAACGCCATTGTCCTCTTCAATATCATACTCGTACCCAATCACAAAATCAGCTGTTGAATTTAGCGTGTTGTCTACGTCTCCTGTTGTATTTTTGTCTATTGTGTTTAGGATTTTTTCCAGTACATAAATTGCACCCGTAGTGTCGGCAACTTTGAATAGGGTGTTATTAGTTTCTGCTAGTTTTTTGTGAACAAGCAAAATTTCAATCCGCATCTCATCCCTAGCCTGCCGATTAGGGAGATTGGCCTCTTCGCGCCCACTTAGCAATTGGATATTTATAATAGGGAAATCGTTTTCTTTGCGCATTTCCTCAACGGAACCAATACGAATACGTTTGACCCCGACTAAAGCACCACCGCCGCTAATTGCGGTATTCAGGCGGGTATAAATTTCATTAATAACGTTGACTTTAACCCCCATGATTTTTCCTAATTGTTTTTATTACACGTCGGGTTATATCGCGAGCCGCTTCCGCTTTTGCCTTTTTTATAAATCCGGTCCCCTTAAACGCTTTAGCAGATTTTGCTAGTACATAATCAACGCCGAAAACTAATCCAGCCGGCATTTTCGCGCCAGTCCGCTTTGCTTTGCCTTTTTGCGATAACGGAATATATAGCAATTTTGCTTTTTTTGGATAAACGGCCGCCCGGCCTTCGTCTAGTATTCTAACGATAAAATGCTTGCCGTCCGTTGTTTTAACCTGATTATCCACCCTATATTCGGAGTCACCAAGTTTTTTTGGAATTGTCCAGCCTCTAGCCGTGGTTCCTGTTTTTCGATTAGTCGTGCGGGTTAGCTGGCTTTGACTGAGTAAAGCGGCTAATCGATAGTCACTATCAAACACCTGCCGAGCATTTGACATTTTTTTTATTTTTGCCATCAATTTATCATGCCCGATAAGCGTGATAGTTGACAAATTACTTGGCTTTCACGCCAGCAATTGGCGCATCATCTTTTTCTGCTAGCTCTGATTGTTTTGGCTCTACATATTCCGATAGATTGCGGATTTTATTGACCAGAACTTCAACCTCGATCATTGGCCTAGCATAAAGATATTGAGCAACCGCTTGTAGCAACGCCTCATCGATAATGTATTTTTTTTCCATTTTAAACGTCCCTCAAAATAAATTTTTCTAACGATTTTTTTGTTTCTGAGTGTATTGAGGTTCTGACCTGCTGAATAGTGCCGCCCTCTGTCTCTATATTAAACTTCCAAAGTCCGGATTTGGCGGCGGTCATTTCGACGGCGGCCTGCTTAATAGTTGCGAGAGATGTTGCGCTTCCACCTAGGCAAACTTTGCCGGTAATTTTTATCGCGAACGGCTCTAAACTCCACGGGTTGTTGGCTCTGATTAAAAAACCTTTTACGGGGTCCAAATAATAATCGTTTGAGCTCCCATAACCGCTCACTGCCGAGAGCGTTACTCCGTTTTCTGTAATCGTCGTAATTGAATACAGGTCCCTATAAATGCCTTTCAAAAACAGTTGATCATTAATTATCTCGCAATTAAGGCCGTCCTGAAATAGCACATTTGTTACCGTGGTATCTGTGATTTTGCGGCCCAGCATCTGCTCAATCTCACTCTCAACCCTGGCGATTAGGTTAGTAATCGCCGTTTGTTGAGTGGTTTGAACGTCCGATGGGGTGCCGCAAAACTCGAAAACGTCAGAATAAACGATAATCGCCATTAGTTCTCCAGAGTTTCAGATTGATTATTAGATTCAACTATAGGCGGTTCAGGTTCAACTATAGGCTGTTCCGGTTCAACTGTAGGCGGTGCCGGTTCGATATTCAAGGCATTTTGTAGCCGGGCTATTTCCTGGCGAGCCGATCTCCAGCCTGCGGAAGCCTCTGCAATTGCCGCGTTTTTTTCTTCAATGTCACGGTCACGAATAGCGATAATCTCCGCCCGTTCCTGTGATTCGCGCGTTAAATCCAAAACGTCTTGGCTAAGTCTTGAAATCCTGAAATCTTTTTTTTCAATTGATTCCTCAAAATTAATGCTAATTTTTGGGTTTGAAATTATAGCGGTAATAAAGGCCCTGTCATCGTCGTTCAATCCGACGTGATTTAATCGGTTCTGTATTTCGCTCAATGCCTCTCGCAAATTGCGATGGCGACCGTTCGTGTTGTCGTTGCTCAGTCCTAGATCTGTCATTAATATGTGCTCCCTATCAACACTACGGCCGCCGCTCGCACTAGTTATTGCTCCGGCTTAATTCCACGTAGTCACCAGACCCACGAACAAATACTCTGATGGAGTGATTTGCTGAAGCCGTAAATGCTCCATTCAATTTGAACGCCCCGCTATCCGCTATTGTAGTAGCGTTAACCGTCGTCGAAGCGTTCCCGACAACAGTAAGAATATTTCCGATTTCCACGTTTGAAAATCCGGTAATAGCGGTCGATCCTGAGTTAATCCCAGTGATAAAAACAGTTCCTAACAAAACGTTAGGGGTGACCGTATTTGCTGCCAGGCTAACAACAGTATAGGCCGGTTTGTGGCTGAGTTCTAGTTTTCCAGTTGATCGAATTGTTCTGAATTGATCAGCAAAAACAAGGCCGGACATCATTAAAACCGCAAAAATTGAAATAAATAATTTGTTAACCATTAAAAGAGCTCCTTTTTTTGAGATTTTGGCGCCTTTTTGTTATCAGAAACAAGGTCGGCCTCTTCAATTCGGCCAGCGGCTACATGCGCTGCAATTTGAGAGTCAGAATATTGGGACAGGATTTCAACAGGAACAACCTGCCCTTTATGCAAAACAGCTACAGAATTCAAGCCGGGCCGACGCATATTGATTGCGTCGGCTAATACTCGATATTGGCTCATAATGATTATGCTCCGGTGATTTCTTGTACTCGACAAATTCCGCCAGAAGCTGAGGTATTGTCAAAAAGAACGTCCCAGCCCATACGCTCGACGCCGATAAATGTTGTTTGGTCGTACAGTGCGCGCTCGTCCATAGTTGTACGGATTCGCAGGCCGCCTTCCATTCCGATGACAAATTTGGAGAAATCAACCAACATGATGACCGTATCTGTTCCGCCGGTGCTGTTGTCCTCTCCTACCTGTAAAACGTTGGTGATTTTTACGTTTCTGATGATCTCATATCCAAGAGGATTGAAAGGGCCGCCTGCATAATATGTCGGGAATAATGAAGCGCCGCCAGTGGATTCTAATTGCCCTAAAATGTTGTACATTTTTTGGTTCATTACCCAGCGAGTAGATCCCCAGTCGATTTCTTGATTAATGCTGTTTATCATCCCTGTCAACGTTGAAACAGAAACGCTACCAATTGCGACAGGGCTAGTTTCTTGAACGCCTAACCAGACAAGGCCGTCTTGGCTCTGAGATGCGCCGGTGATATTACCGATACAAGTTCTAGCGTCAATATAACGGGCTCTTGCAGACGCATAAGCTAGGTTAAATGCATTTGTAAGATCCGCGCCTTTTTCCCGTAAAATTGTATTTGATACGCGAGTAAATGCGCCAACGCGTTTCATTTCAATAGTAGGGTTGTAGAACGTTGGGTTTGATTCAGTAATTGCGCTGTCCTGATCGGCGATATCCGCCATTGTTACAGGCCCAATTACTGGGTAGATTTTGCCTTCAACCATAATAGTGTCAGTGTTTGCAACTGGTAAAATAACCGAGTTTGAATAGGTCATTTGATTGATAATACCCTCGACCTCAGTCGGAATTGCATATCCGCCAACGCTGTTTGAATCTGATCTAACGGTGGCTTTAGATCCGTACCGGCCGTTATCAGAATCGACTTCTTGTGAAATTTTAGAAGCGCTTCCAGTATCACCCGATGCGATAGCACATAAAAGATTATTCATCGTTTTGTATGACTCGCTAAATTGTCCTTCATTTACTGGGATAAACTCTTTTTTTCCGTGGTCCCAACGTTTATCGATTTTTCCATCATACTTTTTGCCCATTGGGTCAATATTGATTGATTTGAGTTTACGGGTCAAAAGCTCGTCTAAACGCTTTTCCTCGTCAGATTTTGCACGTGCATCATTTTCAAACTTTTTGTCGGCATCTTCTTTAGTTTTTAATGCTGAGACGATTTCTTCAGATTTTTTGATTGAGTGAATCATTTCGGCAATCGCTTTAGCGTCGACGCCTTCAGATTCGCCGGATTCTTTTTTGTGTTCTAATATTAATCTGGATACCTCGGCATCTGATTTGCCTTCGGTAAGCCACTGCTGAATTAATTTTTTAATTTCCATTATGGGAACTCCTTAAAATTTCGATAGTATTTAAAATGTGATGCGATTCGCTTTTCCTGTATTCCGCAATCAATCCGGCTATCACTAGCTCCCGACGTTCGGGTTCGGTAATTTCTTGATATGATTTTGGTTTTTGGGTAGATGAAAGGGCGTTCCCGTCAGCGCCAATAGCTACGCCGCTGATCTCGTGGATGATCGCCTTGGTCAAGAATTTTGGATTGGCGGCGTCTTCAAAAAACCACTGACCACCAATCGAGAAAGCGCGGGCGAACCCGGACTTATAGGCCTCTACAGCGTGTTTGGCGATATCGGTTTGGGGGTTGTCCATTAAACGCAATTTTATGGCTAATCCATTTTCGTTCTCTTCGGTCGCGCCTTTGCCGAGAATATAAACGCCGAAAATATTTCCAACGCTGTTTCCGTGGTCAACTAATGCCACCGGATTTTTAGCAAACCGTGATTTTAAATCATAAACGGGTTTGCCATCCAGGTTTGTAGGGATATCCCCGTAGGCGTCGGCTTTTCCTTTTGTGTTTGCATAACCCGTGATATAAAAGCCGTCGTCGGTCTGTTCCGCTTTAAAATCAATTAGATCAAATTGTTTTTTCTGCACTGTAGCCCTCCAAAATGTCGAAAAAAACTGCCTTAGTCCCATCTTACCCCAATTTTTAACAGGGTCAAGCGTATTTGTTTTATCCTGGCTCAATAGACGGGGCTAGAGATCCGATGTGATTTGGGTGGAACGTCAGCGTGTCAGCCTGTGATATTGGCACGCCTTGCCTCCCACAGTCGCTGTCGGGCTCAAACTGTGTGCACCCTACAACGTCGAGAGTTTGAACGCCGAGGTCTTTATAAGCGACAATGGCGCCGACATCCCACGCCATGCGCGACTCTGTCCGGGCAATCATTCTGGCGCGGTACCCCTGGAACCCGTCGAATTTATCTTGTATAGCGTCCTGTATTTGGTTTATATTCCACGACTCGTCCACCGATTTCACAATTATTTTTGATAAATCTTTCAGCGTATTACCTGGTACCTCACCCGTTATTTTCTGCCCTAATTTCGCAATCGCCGCCTTCACGAACGGATTAGATAAATTAATATTTACGCCTGCTCCGGTGATAGTGTTAATATCAGAGATCCCTTTTTGAACCGCCGACGTGTGAAGCGGTCGAATTTCGTCCTCTAAAAATCCTTTTTCAATATTCAGATCAAAAATCAATTCCGGCGTCAATTCTGACAGATCGGCTTTTGCTGATTTTGAGTCATACCCGCGAAGATTTTGTAAAATTCGCTCCTCTTGTTTTTTGAAATATTCGGACAATTTGCCGACAAAGCGATCCTCAACCAAATTCCGAGACCTTAACGCCGCCTCCAGGTAACGACGTTGGAACCGTTTGGGTTTCGTGGCCGATTTAATAAAATCCTCACAAATCGCTTTTACGTTGCGGGGGTCTAGTAAATTTGCGCCGGGTGTTCCGTTTGATTGGGCTTGTTGTGGTTGCTCTGGTGCAGTGTAACCTAACGGAATAAAAGAGGCCGGGAAATAATAGGCATTTCTTGTCTCGTCCGTGAGGTCGAATTCTTCGCCGCAAAGCTCGGCCGCTCTGTTAGGCGTTATAATTCCAGCCTCAACCTGATTTTTCACTGTCTCGATATCTCCTGTAGGGTGAAGCCTAAATTTTAGATATAGATTGGAGTTATACCGTCTAATGTGTTGGCTCGTGAAATCGTCGGCCAATTCCCTCAATTTGGGGTTAATGGTGCTTTTATAATATCCGGAGAATTGACTATCAGAAGTCGCTTTATTTGAATTTTCCGGAACGCCAGCCACAACAGGCGGTACACCAAAAACGCTTAATTGGGTCTGTCGGCTGTCCTGCCTCAGGCCAAGAAATTCCATGTCTTTTTGTAGCAGATTGGATTGTACAAGGCTGACCCCTTCCCCGTTAATATAGGCCATCCTGTTTGAATATTTGGCCTTTAACATATCCTGAACCCGGGCCATATCGGCGGAATCCCGTGACCCGCTTTCGACAACGGTTAATAAGGGCATTTTTTTGGAATCTGATAGGAATGAATTAATGTACTCTGTCGCTGATATTTCACCCTCTGCTATCAATCGCATTTTCGTAATATTACCAATTCCCACAAAAGGGCTGATCATGGAATTTTGCCTAATGTGGATCATGTCATCTGGCATAACTTCGTGCTGTGAGCCATCGTCTAGCGTGACCTGGTAGCGCTCAATATTTAACCCGTTTTGATTCAATGTGATTTTAACGTTACGCGAACTCAACGGAATGAACGAATCCTGGATTTTATTGTAAACCCCCCAGGCTGTGCCCCTGACAACCCATAGATAGGCGTTTCCTGTTAACAACAGATTGGGGACTGTGAATTTCAATATCTGAATAAAAGATAATCCGGCCCGATTAGATTCGAACGGGGCTTTTACGTTATCCGGAACCAGGCGCATATCAACGATTTTACCGTTAGCGTCTGTGAAGAAAAATTCCTGAGACGCTATATCTCTGGTTATACAGTCAACCGCAACCGACACCCACGGCAATTCCCCGCGATAGGTGTTTAGTGCGTCCGAATCGTTTCGTATCACCGGCGAGCCGTTGTTGCTTGAAAACATCTGATTGACAACTTCCATAACCGTTAATGCTTTTTTTTGTGATTCTATTTTCGCTCTCAATTCCCTCGTCTCGTTTTTTGCTGTAAAAAAATCCAATAACCCCATATTAAAAAACCCCTTTCTAACCTATGAAAATTTCTCTTTTACCGTCTGATTCAAGCGTATTTATAACTGCGTCCGAAATATCGTCATGTGGTGGCGCGTTTAGCGTTAACTGTTCAATCGTTTCTAATCGCAGGGCGTCCGGTATAAGCATCGATATGAAGACCTTGTGGTTCTCAAATTTAGCTGACTGCGCCAATTTTCGAGTGATTTTATCTTTTGTTTCGTGTTTGCCTCTGATCGGTAAATCCGTAGTACGTTTGAGTTCATCAAATAAGGCTTGCCCTTTGTTTGTTTCGATCATCAACTCATTGAGTCGTAACCGTTTGCCCCAATTTTCAATAGCCAATTTGTTGGCGTTAAACGACAGTTTATCATTCGCGATATCATACACGTAGTAATTCCCTAGGCTGGTTTTAATAGTGGCGCATCTGGCCGTGAAATCGTTGATTTCCTTGGTTTTTTCGGCAGGATCAACAGCCCCACGGTTCCAGATAACGTATTCAGGCAATTCCGAAAGCGCGTCCATTTTTAATATTTTCTCTGCCTCGGTTTTGGTTGGGAACTGCCTGCCGTCATAAAATTGGATATCAGCTAATTTTATGATCGAGGTAGCATCATCTCTTACCTCGTTCTGTTTTTCGCGATTAAAAATGATACTGCCGTCATCGGCTTTATCTGCCACGAGGTCTTCGATACTTCTATGCTCAGGCCAGAGCACAAGGCCCTCGTCCCAGCTTTTGACCGCTTGGAATTTCGCGTACTTCCAGCGCTCAGATTTTTGTTTTTCGTGCAATAAATCCTCACGACTAATAGCGGTACCCTGTAGGTGTATACAAGATGTTTTCCCAATCGCTACGCAGTAAGAAATCGAGCTTTTCCACCACCGATTAATTTTCCTGACGGCCTCTGGGTTCTCGATACAATCGTCGTCGTATAGATCGTCACCGATTAAATAATCAGGGCGTTGGCCTCTGTAGTTAATACCTCTGACGCTCTCGCCTGAACCAATAGCCGTAAAGACGACGCCATTTTTTAAAACAAATTGACGCTCCGTCCATTTTTGAGAATCCATCACGTCCCCGTAGTCGGCAAGCAGTTTTTCGTTTGCTTCAAGCTCCGTGCGGATAGCGATGTTAATCGCTTTCGCCTTTGTGCTAGTAGATTGAATATTCAGGTAGTGATTGAATTCTGATGGGCAATTTAAGGCCAAATACAACGGGATAAGGAAACATTTTATCATGGTTTTTCCGTGCCCACGCGGTGCAAGCGTCGACGTGAACGGCTCGCGCATAATATCGACAAAATAACCGTGCAACTCATCACAATAGGGAATAGAGAATATGTGGGGGAAATAATACGCGCCCCAAGCCAAAACGTCTGCAGCCCTTGCATTAAATTCCAGTTCCTCAACCATTTGTTCCGCGATTTCATAGCTGATAACGCCCTGGCTCAATAGATTTGCGATTTTTTTAGCCTGTTTTTTTACGTTTTGATTTTTTTGGTGTAGCATCTGCCCCTAGATTATAAAGCCGTTTTGATAAATCTTTCGCCCGTTCTGATACTGGCTTAATTTCGCTTTTATCCTCAATCTCAATTGATTGTTTAATTGGCCCGTCCACCATATCCCTAATTTCTTTTATCGCCATTATATTGCCCCGCATAGCCTCACCGATGAGCTTCATAGCAACAGCTTCTTTAGCTGTGAATTGGGCCATTTCTTTGGTGAAAGGATCTTTCATGTCAATATTCTTTTCTAAAAATTGTCTTAAAATAATCTTAAAAGGCCTTGTCCCCGGAATTTTCCCTTTTGGATTTCCTGATTGTCCGGGCTTCCAGTGCGTCAAGTTTTGCAAATTCCCTCTCAATTAATACCCCTCAATCGTTATTTTTCACAATTCTATACCGTGTTTGAATTTTAACACGTTTGCCCTCTAGTTCAATCTCAGCGCTAGAAATCTGCTCGAAGATATTCCCGTGCTGGATAATATACTCACACCCATCTACCCGCATCCGGCTAAACCTGTAGCGCGGATCGCTAACGATTCCAGCTACAAGCCGCACGTTTTCCATCTCCTGCGGAGTGAGATCTAATATTATTCCGTTGTTTTCTTTTTGATAGATTTTAGTGCCTCCCGATCATTTTTTATTCACTGCAAAACTATTGCAGCCAATGTGTTTCAAAAATCGACATAAAGCCGATTCCTCACGTATCCCCTGAGTCCCGAACTAAGCCCATCTAACTCGTGTGCACAATCGTGATAAATCCCGTAGCTCCCATATTTAACGCCGAATCCAAAGGTCACGTTTAGCGGCGACATTCCCAGCCCCTGTAGCTGCTCAATTTCGCTCTCAACGCCAGCTTGCAGGCTGAGTTGATTGGTGACCCTGATATTGGTTATCTCTCCGACTATAACGTGCCCTCTGCGATAGCCCACGAAGAGCTTAATGCTGCTATCGTCGAACGGGTCATTTGTCAGTGAATAGGCAAGCGCTGGCTGGTTAAATACAATTAAAAAAATCAAAAAAACTTTTATCATTCGCTTAATAATTTCCTTATTTTTTGCACGCAACTCATTGGGTCAGTTGTGACTTGTGAGGTGCTAAACCGAAAAACGCGCCACCCCATTTCAGTGGCTGTATTAATTTTTTCCCTGTCTGAATCTTGGTTATGCCTACCTCCGTTTTTAATCCAGATTCCGCCGTCTATTTCGACTGCAACCATTTTTTCAGGCCAAGCAAAATCGAAGCGCCATTTTCTGGTCGGGTGAAATCTGTGCTCCTGTACTACTGACCTGTAGAGCGAAGAAAACTCAGCTTTTAGCACTAACAAAAAAACGGCTTCCCCTTTTGAAGGGATTTTACCGAAAATTACCACGAGCTCTTGCGCCACTTCATCGAGTGCGTTTTGAGCCACTTATTCAAATTCTCAATCCCTAAAAACGTCTCGGAAACTTTTGAGCCGAAAGCGGTGCTTGTGCTCATTTCGACAACGTTACGACCCCGGATATCTTGGTAATATCGCAGGGTGTAAAACCGTTGTTTTGAATCAATAACAGTCAAAAACCCGTCTGAAAAATCCTTTTTTTCAATCGGCCTTTTAATCCACATAGTCGTCCATATTTTCGCTATTATCGCGCCAAAACTCGAGCAGGTGAACGGCTATTGTTACGATGGCTAGGAACACTAGAAAAATCACCATTGGACTAGCTCCGGAACCGGCTTTATAGCGGCCAGTGGCTCAAATGTGCGGCGCTGTTCGAGCCACGCTGAATCGTCACGATTGAATAACCGCTCAACATAATCCGGGTGGATTTCAAATCCGACGGCCTTTAGCTGTGACAGTGTTGGTAGTGTTGTGATATTTGAACAGGGGCAGGCTGCGGAAACGTAATCGCCGGTATAATCGGGGCGTGCCATCTCGATAAATCCGGAACCGTCGCAAGTTCTAAGCCTACAAGGCATCGGCATTTTTGGCCCGAATGTTTGGATCGCTTTTTCTTTTAGCTCGAACACCCTGGCTCTGATTTGTTTGTAGCTGGCTGGGAATTTGTCTTCGTTGTTGTACCAATTCAAGCAGGCCCGGTCAACGTCGTTTAGTGTGATAGCCTCATAATCGGCTAGCGATGACGCCCACATACCCAGCATTTTTCCGGCTTTTCTATCGACGAATCTATACCAGAGCTCGTGTAGTGAGGCCTCGAATAAGCAAGCTCTGTTTAGGTCCTGAACGCCCGTTACCATTTTTTTGCCCGGGCTTTAACTTCGGCTAGAATTTTTTCCCGCTCTTCTGGCGATATGCCGTGGTCAAATTCTTCACCTGTATCGGGTTTTGATTTGAGAGCGAAAAGCCCTTGCCATCCTGCGGCAATAGATTGCTCTACAACTGCGGCTTGATTAACGCCAAATTCAGCCATTTTTTTTGCGGCAGATTCAAGGCTCGGGCTTTTAATTGGTTTTAAAATTCCTTTCCGGTATGAGGTGTACCGGGTCCAGGCTTCAACGTCTAAACCGTCAATTTTATTGGGTTCAAAAATAAACTTTTTATCTTTAGGGGGTAGGGGGTTCTTATCTTCTCTTATCTTCTCTTCTCTTATCTCCCCCGTGCGTACATGAGGGCTGTCGGTTACGTTCCGGTTACCACCGTCGGTTACGTAACCGGTTACATTTTCGTCAATTAAGCAGGATTTGCCCCTGAGATTCTCCCTATATTTGGCGACTTTTTCACGAGTTTTCCCCTTATTTTTCGCCGACTTCTCGACATCTTCCAGCACTTTATTGACGATTGATTGGAGATTATCGCCGAAACTTTGGAGTTTCTTCGCCAGTTTATCGACCGTTGATAGCCGAATTATCGTCGAAAGTTCGGCGTTTGAGGGTACCCTTTCTTTGCTGGCTACGAGGGCTTGGATTTTAATTAATCTGCCTAATTCCTCGTCTGTGTAGGGGCTATTTAAAATGTGATGCACTTTTATTTTAAACCAGTCCAATTGTGGCCTCTCTAATTAAAATTAAACGCCTGAGAAATAGGGTAGCAAAGGCCCTTATTTCTAATAAAAATCATCTTTAAATCAACGCGAGCGTCTAATTCTAATACAACAATTAGCGGGTCTATCAGAATATCCGATAGGCCCGCCTTAAGGCGCACGTCGTTACTGAGGTGCATTAGTGTGATCAGTACGGCACCTCACCGGTAAAAATGAGGTCATCGGAAATGTTTTCTTTTTGAGTTTTCTTGCCCCATTCTGAGCCGCTCCCATCTTCATCATACCTGAAATTTGTAAGCTGTATATATTTTTTTCCTGTGTTTGGATTTGGTTGGCCGAATACCGAATCTGCCACAAACATTTTGCCCTGTAGGAACCGGAAAATATCAATATCTTCTCTGAGCAATTTATCCCCTAACGCCGATTCTGTATAAGATCCCGGAAAGCGTGTCAAAAAGAATTTTAGGAACCCGCTCCATTTGCCGGTTTCCTTATTGCGCCAAAATAAGACGTTCACGCGCTGTTTATTAAATGGCGAGCCGACGACGTGACAAGCCACCTCGAATGCGCCCCTGTCGCTGATTTTGGCGGAATCAATCCGAAACTCTAACCCCTCCGATTCGCAGTTTAGATATTCAACGGCTTCAAAATCATCATTTCTAAAAATAGACATTATTGCGCTCCTTGTTCTGTTAATTTATCGATTCGGTTTAAACACTGTTTTTTTAAGAAATCCGGCGAGTTAAATGCCTTCATAACGTTGCTCAGATAGAGCAGGTCATCAACACTAGATACCGGTTTATCTATATAAGGGCCCGACTTAAAAACCCATTCACCCTCACTAGTATCAGGTTTTAAAAGCGGCGTAACTTTTTCTAAAATTTCACCGCTTTTATGATCGGCTATTTCTCCGGTCTCAAAATCGATCGGCACATATTGCGCGTTCGGTATTGTCTCAATCTCTGTTTCGTCTAGGATACCTAAACCGCAAATCCCCAACGTAGCCCTGCGCTTCGCTTTAGTAGCTGATTTCATTATCGCATTGGCCAACGCCTCCCCTTTTAAACCGATTATACTGACGGCTCCCAAATCGCTCTCAACCCGTCCATCAGGGGTTGAAACTGTCACATCCGTTATACAAATATCATGTTGAATTGTTCGCGTTAAAGACTTGATAGAGATGCATTTGATGGCCCTTAGCTGATCCGTCGCGCCCTTGGTTGCGTAGAGCGTTAGTTTTCCATTCAGCACGATGTATTGAAAAGGCCTCGTCAGCCAATTTAAGCCGGTAGCCTCGCAAAATTTTTGGTAATAAGACAGCCTCTGATCTGCGCTCAATTCCGATAAATCATTATTTATGACGATTTTTTCGAGCGCTAACAATGAATTTTGAACCTCTAGATTTTTTTTTGTTGTCATTTTTTTCATCCTTTCGGGAATGACCAGGCGCGGCTAAAAGAGACCGAAATGTCCTTCACAACCTCGCCGGTTTTGATATCTACTACGTCGCCTGATTCTGTTACGGCCCACTCGCCGGCTGCCGTTTTTTTGTCAACGTATTCGTTGAAAACCGCCTTCGAGAATGCGGGCGCGGGTTGAGTGAAAAATATCGGATCATTAAGCCACTCGCCTTGAGCCTCAAATTTTTCCGCTTTTTTGGTTGCGCTTATTTTGCCTACGTCGGGAATCTCAATTTTGAAACCGCCGGTTTTTGTGCTGAATGCTGGGGTGCATAAAAGGCTCTGTTTTAAAAAAACCTTGAACGACTCAACTTTTGATTTTTTAGCCTCAATCGCCTCGTCATATTTTGATATGATTGATTTCCTGGCCTCAACGATTCGGTTGATTTCCCGCTCCTTAAAAACAAGGGCCCAAGCATATTTGCGCCACTGGGAGACCTCAGCCTGAGGCGCTGGGAGTTCTGATAAGTCGACATCCTCAATATCTGGGATGTCGACTTCTATTAATTCAATTATTTCAGGCAGCATTTAACACCCTCTCAAAAATAACTGGTTTGCGTTTCTGGATTGTTGACCTCGACATATCACACCCACACCAGGCGTCCGAGATTCCGGATATCCCACGCCCGTCTTTTGAGTCCAAGCTGCAGCGACACCAGGCGCAGCGAACTTTTAGCACCGTGATTTCCGTGGTAGGCTGTAGTTGAGTTTTCATTTTTTTCCCCTGGCTCGGCTTGATCCGCCGGGCTTGCTTCGTTCATATAGGCTAAAATCCCCGGTGAAACTGGTAAAAATTTTCTAGACACAATATATCCCTCTCTGAATTTTTTAATTTCAACAAATACTATTTAATCTATTTTGAGGCTTATTTATAAAGATTATTCAACGCCTGTTTTTGCCCTTTGCTGGGCGTGATATGTAAGCGACCATCCGGGCCCGCCTGCATTGCCTCTCTGATAATGTCTTGATATGGTTTGCTGGCTTGACGGCACCACTCCTTAAATTTGTCTAATTCCTCTAAATTGCATCGAACGTTAATTGATGTGTCGTTCATAATAATCTCCTTTGTGATTTGATAATTCAATTGTACTATACTTGATTAACTTTGTCAACTATTAATTTACTTAATTCATTGACCAAGCCACGCAGAAAAGGCGAACTCATTAAATTTAACGCGGTACAAATGCGGGGTGATGTGTTTGAAATCCCTACCCGGCTTATATCCCTGAAAATCTGAATCAAGGCGTACAATCTGACTCGCTCTGCACTCGTCGGCAGCCCACCCAATAGGCTCCGCAATTAGTTCCTCATCAAGAAAAAATGTTAAAGGCTTTTTGTCGTTTATTTTATCGGGGTTCCCCCAATATACCGGGTAAATACTAGCGGCAGCTTTTGACTCAATTTTTTTTATAAGATTTTTAACGTGAATTAATTTGTTCATTTTTTTTATTTAACAATTATACTATCAAAAGGTGGAACTTTTTTGCCGTCTATAAACCACGCTTTCGTTCCGTTCGCAAATTCAATAGCGGGACCGTCTAGGCGGTGCAGTTCGTCGTCTTTGTACCAATATTTTCCGTCAAGCCGTTCAATTGGATTCGTCACTTTGTTTTTCCTTTGCTGATTTGATAATTCAATTATATCACTAATGATACAATTTGTAAACTATTGTTTTACTTATTCAGCATTAATAGGTAGTATTTTTTCGCCGTTTAAATACCATTCTTTCGATCCATCCGCCCATTCAATTGCTGGCCCGTCTAGTCGGTGCCGTTCGCCGTTTATAAACCAATGTTTTGAACCTCCCGTGCCTTTAATTGCTGGCCCGTCTAGTCGGTGTAATTCGCCGTTTTTGTACCACTCTGTAGATCCGTCCGGGAATTCAACGGCGGCGCCGTCTAGTCGGTGACGTTTCCCGCCTTTGCACCAAACTTTCAATCCGTCCGCACGTTCAACCGCTGGCCCGTCTTCGCGGTGCAACATGTTATTTTTATACCATTCTAAAGACCCGTCATTGTATTTAATTGGATTAGTCATTTTGTTTCCCCTTTGTGATTTGATAATTCAATTGTACTATACTTGATTAACTTTGTCAACTATTGTTTTACCTCCATATATATACAATACCCTAATTTTCAAAACTCTAAACATATAAAACGCATACAATGCAACTATTGTTTGTGTTCTATATAGGTATTTAATAGCGGAGATAAATTGCGGTGCTATAATAAAATATAAACTTTTAAAGGGGTTCTAGTGGAAATTAAACAAATTCCGGTTTCAGATTTGATCCCGTACCAAAAAAATGCCCGAACACATAGCGAAGCACAAATTGAGCAGATTGCCGCCAGTATTAAAGAATTTGGCTTTACTAACCCCGTTTTGTTAGACGGAAACAACGGAATTATTGCCGGCCACGGACGCGTTCTCGCCGCTCAAAAACTCGGAATATTAACCGTGCCTTGTATCGAACTGGCACACCTAACGCCAACCCAAAAAAAAGCCTATATTTTAGCTGATAACAAAATCGCTCTTAATGCCGGCTGGGATGATGAACTATTGGCTCTTGAGCTAGGCGAACTAGATAAAATGGGTTTTAATCTTGAGTTGACGGGATTCAATCTATTAGAAATGGCCAATATTTTTGATAACCGTGTTATAAGCGAGCCTGAATCTAGCGCAAAAGAGATAAATACAGACGACTACAAAATGGACTGCACATGCCCTAGGTGCGGGTTTGAGTTTGACAATAAAAACGCCTGATTGTGCGTGGAATCTGGCCGACCTAGCCGCGGTGCCGCAAAACGGCATCAAGGTTATGTCAACCTTTGCT